AGCGTACTTCGTGTTGACAATAGAATAATCTTTTCTGACTTTGACGTAACCTACGTCAACACCATTAAAGAATTCTGCGCCACAGGACTCCCGGAAGGGTGTCGTGGCACACGACTTATTCTCGTTTACAACGAGGTAAGCCAATTGCAATAGTTCGCACGCTCGCGCGTGTTCATCAGTTGCAACTATAATATCGTCTCCATATACATAGACCGGACCATTAAGGTTAGCTTTAAGAATCCCCCAAAAGCATATTGCTTCAATGGGAAACGTTAAGCTACTACCCATGGGCGCGAACATCTTAAGAGATGTCACACCATGGTTAGGCACCACAACGGTACGAGTACGACAAGCTTGCATATGATCATAGATTCTCTTAGGAAAGAGAGTCTTGACAAGTGCGTTCGAGACACGATCGCTAGCTTCACTTAAATCAAGTGTTGCTAGTAGTCCATCTCGAGAAGCTTGGGCAACAAGGTTCTGATTAATTGTCTGATCTGTAAAGTTAACATAACCCTTTGTAAGGGCGTTGCTTTCTACATAATCATACAGCTTCTTCATTATGCCTTGTTGGATGTACATCCTCTCGTTAACCTCGCAGCATATAAGCCGGGGGCCGCGACTATCCTTAGGAACAGTCGTTAAACGTGAGGATGGCTCCGTTACACATGAAACATTTGTCGTGTGACGAGCTGAAGAATGGAATCCATCAGCGGCGTTGTACAACATATGATCAAAATAACTATAGTAAGCATCAAGGTGCGGTATTAATCGCATATCTTGAGGCTTTTCTTCGTTACTATGACGTTCAGCCACAGCACCGTTTCCGAAGCCAGGTATGATAGAAGCTATGTCAAAATTACACATAAGCTTCTTAATGAGGAGACTAGCGCGACGTAATACTATGCCGCGCTCGCCTCTCATTCTTATCTTTTGAGGATTTTGTGCATTAGTCCGCACAAAATTCTCATAAGAGTCAACCAATTGGTCTTCACTATATGGAACCTCCATCTTATAATACATCAGTGTGAACTGACGTATTAATTGTATATCATAAGGACA